CGTAATGAAGTAAGTACGCAATGATAGTAGTGGACTTTCCAGACTGTCTAGGAAGTTTACAGATGGTAAAACGATTACTATGAAATGTTCCTACCATCTCCTTTTGAAAGTCATACATCTCAAAAGGCACAAGACCCTCATCAAGAGAAACAATTCTAATATAAGTTCTGATGAAGTAGATAGGGTCTTTCATGCATTTAGCATATTCCTTAATCTCTTTCTCTGTCCACTCTTGAGCAACATTTGCTTTCTTGAGATTAGGATTACCTAAGTAAACTGACTCAGACATTAACTACCCTTTATCATTTTTTGAAGTTCTGCTGTACTCCCTACAAATAATGCGTTAGTTACGTTTTTAGGAGCATTGTCTGGAACCTCTTTGAGTTTCTTCATCTTCTCCTGTAAATCTCCAAGCTTTTCCGTAACCTCTGCAACTTGTTTGATGAGGTTGCCCGCAACTTCGTAAGTTCTTGGGTGTTCAGACTCTTTAGCCAATTCAAGAATCCCTTCAATAGCATCATTTCCTCTTTCGACCAAGTTATAGAAGTTTTGTCTTTGGTATGCATAATCGTTTTCTATATCCTCACTCATATCTACGACAGGGGATACTTGTCCACTATCTACAAGTTCTTGTGCAGGCATTTTCATAACAGGACTTCTTTTATAATTATCTGGAGCTTTTATTCTAGGTTGATTATCATCAAAGATCATAGAATTTTCTGATATATCTAGCAGTTCATCTACTTTTTTCATTACTCATCTGCGCCAGTCTCAGGATTATAATTTTTTGCATCTTCATAGAATGATGTTGTTTCATTAAATCCAAAATCATCATCACCATCTGCACTAATAGGATTAGGTGTAACCGTATACCTTTGTTCTCTCTTTGGTGATGCATCTGGAAGATCAGCATATTGATCAACTTGTACAGTTCTGATAACTGCTTGAGAAGTAACAGGGCCGTAAAGATAAAACTTTGCAGTAAAACCTAAAGTGTAAATAATTGCTCTACGAGATTCAAAATCTCCTTGATAATCATCTTGATAATTAATACTGTTTAAAACAATAGGAATGTCTCTTTTAATACCCATATCAACCATATCATTAACAGTAACAGTATAGTCTGGTTGAAAGTATGGAAGAATTTGTTCTACAATTTGAAGTGCATCATCTGAATTTTTAGAAAGAACATAAAGTTCTATATCAAGATTATAAGGAACTGGCATATATTGTGTGTCCAGACGTTTTGAATCTGCGCCTTTAACTTTCTTAAATTTCTGCACACGATTCATTTTTCGTGTAGCATCATATGTAAGGTTCTGAATTTCAAAACCAATACGAGGCAGTGTAACCGCAACTTGTTTTGTTAGGTTAGGATCATCGTTTAATCTAACTAGAAATTTTTGTCGAGGGCCATAAGCAAGAGGCACCTTCATAGTTTGTGTAATAACTCCACTATTATTTTTTCTCACAATGCTTATTTCATTAAACATTGATCCAAATGCAACAATAACTTTCCTCATTGTTTCATGGTAAAATGATTGTCCTAACATAATTTATTATCCTTTTGTTCCGGCATCACCAAACGGATTTTTCTCAGTGAAGTCTAAAATTGTATCATCTAATTGATCAAACAATTCATTTTGTGCAGTTGTATCTCTAGACATATCCCCAACAACATATTCTTCTTGAATAATATATTCGGGAAGACCTGTATCTGCAAGATTTTCTAGTATAACTGCTCCATTAAGTGTTTCATCTTCCATAGAAACATTATCACCAGCATTAGTGCTTAAAGCATCTGTACCGTTTAATATCAGTAATCCACTCATATCTTCAAGAGATATATCCTCATTATATGTAGTGGTTTGTTCAAGTGCAAGTTGAAAGCCCATTGCATCCAAACTATAAGTAGTTTCAATTGCATCTATTTCTGTAATACCAGTATCCAAATCTTCACTAGAATATTGGAATGTTCTAGTACTAAGACGATAAACAGGAAGATTACCTATCTGGTAAAATGGTTCATCATGATCAACAAATGAAATTTCAAATATTTTACTTACTAAAGGAAAATAAATTAAATCTCCTTCATTTGGTCTTGTCTTAACTTGTAAACTTTCATCTAAAGATATTAAATCTTCAAATCGTCTTTGAGATACAATAAATACTGCTTCTTCTTGGTTTTCTAAACCAAATTGATTCATTATTTCTTTATCACCAGCAAATCCATCTGTATTTTCAAAATACATTTCGATCATATACGCATCATCAAATTTTGATAAACTATCCTCACCTAGAATTTGATCTTCTGCAACAAGTGTTCTTGGCATATAATATACATCTTGACCAAACACTTTTAATTGCTCAATAACTAAATCCTCATAGAGTCTTTTTTCTTGAGTCGTACCTGTATCGAAATAAAAATTTGTTGGCATTTTATCCTACCATATAATCCATGGGCATCTCGTAAGACAACCGAATTTCTTCTTCTAATCTTGTTATTTCTTCTATAGCTTGAGTGTATATCCCCTCACCATTTAATTGAACACCACCAAGCATTGCAACACCATTAAACTTACTAAGATTCTGCCCCCATTGTTTTTTAATTAGTGCAGTAGAATATCTTTTGAGAAAAATATCATCGTAAATATCAACATATGTTGTAGGATCAACTTTACGAAAACACTCAATTACAATATAATCATCTACTTGAATATCACTTGTCCAATCCATATCAATGTATAGTCTATTTTGATGTTGATTATATCTAATGGGTTTTTCACCTACTAACAAATGATCCAAGTAATCTAAATGCATCATAGTCATTTGATAGTTTATCATACTTGTTGAAGTAAAATCAAAAAGATCATTTAATCGTAATTGATATCTTACATCAAACATTCCCATTCCATGCTTGTCTGTAAATGGAAATATATTGAGAACAGAAATTACAGCAGAAGGTATTGGAATAAAACCATTTCCCTCTAACCATGCAGCAGTTATAGAATTATCAGCTGTATCTGTTCCAGTAGCAGAAGTATTAGTTGCTGCTCTATCAATTTCAGCCTGAGTTATTTTATGTTTAAGATACATTCTTTCAATACCATCATAATGATACTGCGAAAAATATTGTAATGCTTCATCAAGACGATCATCAACCTGTTCATCATCTACATTAACATCAATTACAGGATCACCAAGTGCTCGCATACAATAATCTTTTAATGTTGCTTTTGTATTAGGTATTGCCATAGTTTTTTCCTTTAATAGTATTTATGCGTAATACTTTGCTTTAAGTCTAAACTGTTTAAGATAGACTGTTCCGGCAGATATTTTATTAAAAAGTCCAATCGTCCAAGGATGTCTCATCGTTGCTTCTCTACAATTCCATTGATAATTACTTTGGTTAGCAGCACCATTAACGTGTAAAGTTCTGCTAAGTTTTGTGTAATTTAAAGCATTTGAATGTGAACTACTATGCCTGGAACCGTGATACTTATCTTTATCTGCATAATCGGTTAACCATTGAAATCCACTAGTACCTGTACCCCAACTATTTGAATAATATTCTCTACTATCTATAATTGCTCCAAGGGCCCAAGCAATTTGACTGTCATCAGCATCTGCCATCCAATGCAATTCACATTCAAATTCTATACGTGTATCAAATCTAGGATGAAAATGAAGATCGCCTGTCCAATAATCACCACTAGCATTTTGATAGTGATCATAAACGTGTGTCCAAGAAGTAGAAGTACTTTCCCAAGTTATCCAATCACTAGCAGTTGTTGAGTTTCCTTGAGCACCAGGCGGCATATTACTATCTAGCCAATAAGAACCCAAATGACCATGCTGTGAATCTCTTTCAATAATTCTTTCTCTGAAGTGATATGTACTACAATAAGAAGTACACGCTGGTTTAGATGAATAATCTGCGCCCGCATTATTTGCGATAGGCCCTTGAGGTTGCCATGCACTATAATGTGAACCATCTCTTGTTGCATTATCCTCACCAGAATATGTGCCTATCCATGTTCCATAATAGTCTGAACCAGAATCACTACTTCTCCAAATACCATTTGTACTATCCCATTGTGGATTGTTAGTAGACCTTCTTGCTACCCATCTTTGACCATTTGAAGAACTATTACCACTATTATAACTTAAATATACATGATATGAACTATTACCATCGTTATCTACATATAATCCGTTATGACCATTACTATAATTATTTGAAACATCAGTCCAAGTAAAAGATTGTTTTCCATACGATGAGGTATTATTATCGTAAACGACCACAGAAGCAGTATCTCCAACAGCAGGAACAATAAACAATTTATTTCCTATATAACTACTAGCACCAGCATTAAACCAACCCCAATCTAGTAATTTAGAGCTAGTAGAAGGATAATCCTCTTGTTTATTTTCATCTTTCCAGTGACTTAATTTAGCTTGACAGTTATCTTGTCCTCTAAAATTATCAAAACCAAATGAGGTATGACTTGGAGCTCCGCCACCAACAGCTGCACCATTAACACTAAGTCCACTAGAGTCAATTTTCATTCTCTCCGTATCACCAGCATAGATATGAACTTCATTATTAAAGGATGTACCAGCTGTACCAGTATGTCCACCGATAATTACATTACCTTTTCCAAAAGTAACATCTTTACCAGCTCTATATCCAATAAAGACGTTCTTTGATCCTCTAGTATTTCTATATTGATCTGAGGTATCAGAATCAGTATCACCAAGTCCACGTATATTATATCCGGCTTCATATCCAATATAAACACCAAATGCATCTAAACCTTCAGAAGTGCTGTCATAACCATATCCTGCTCGATACCCTAATGCAACATTATATTGTCTTCCAAATTCGGATGGTGTTCTACTACCATAGTTCGTATGACTTTTTATGTAATACATTGCTTGATATCCGATAGCAATATTTTCTGTATTTCTGAGGGGATTAAGTTGACTTTGGTTGTCATTTTTAAGATACATTGCATTTGAACCAATAGCAATATTTCTATCGCCAGGAAATCCTTGATACATTGAATCTCTACCAATAGCTATATTTTCATCTGAATTATAAGAACGATATGAATTATTATCAAAACCATACCCATAACCTGCTTGATGTCCTATTGCAATATTATATTGTTGACTAGCACTATCTTCCTCTTGATAATACGATCTATATCCAATACCAATATTATAGTTAGATGAAGAATTTCTAGTTCCATATAATGCTTCAATACCCATACCAATATTATAACTGTTATCTGTATCTGTGAATCCAGCTTTATAACCCAAGTATATATTTCTGCTACCACCAGAAGCACCATTACCATATGCAGCCTGATATCCTATATGAATATTTTCATTTCCACCACTCATATTATAAGATGCTTGATATCCCATAGAAATATTATAGGAAGAACCAGAAGCATTTGTTCCTCTCTCAACATCATGACCAATAAGAATACTGTATCTATCACTACCAGTATCGTGATTAGTTCTTGCATATTCATCTGTTAGAATATAGATATATTTTCCATTGCTGGTATCATGGGTTATACTATGATCTCTCAAATCTTTTTTGTTTCTCTGAGAGAACATATTTAAGTCTACACCCCACGTTGGTAGAACGATAGCGTTATCTGTATCATTATTATCTGCCCATGCTTTTGGTCTAACGTGCATACGATAAGTACCATCGTACCAGTGCATCCCAAGTGTATTACTGGGATCGTTTGTAGCCGAAGTACCTTCAATTTTAAAAACACTAGCAGTTACGAGTAAAGTACTAGTAGCTGTCATATTCAATTCGCCGGCAGCAACATTGATGGCTGGAGCAGAGTAAGTAAACTGGC